GACAATACCGTTGGTGGCTTTTATCGCACGGCAGGCACTGGCGGATTCCACGCCTGGTTGACGGCCAATACTGAACGCGCCCGCATCGACAACTTGGGTCGCTTAGGTCTGGGGACTAGTAGCCCTAGTCATGATTTAGATATTCTTAAAACAGCTTCTGGTTCAACAACGATTGCTCGCATTGGAGCAACGGCAACGACGGGCGGCAACAGTGCGCTGTTAATCCTCAACAACGGCGGCACTGGTCAAGCAAAACTTCGTTTCGACTACGAGGCAGCTGTCGAGCGGGCAAGCATCTCTGTAGACACCTCCAATCAGCGACTTGACTTTAATACGGCAAATGCGGCTTCACCGCGTATGTCTATTGACTCCTCAGGCCGCGTAGGGATTGGCACTACGAGTCCTGGTGATAGGCTTCACGTCGTTGGTCCTACTGCAGGCGTCAGTGCTCGATTCAGCGATGGTGTAAACGCAACGCTTGCGATCTCTCATCCTTCTAGCGGTACCTCCAAAGTTTCAGATTACGGCGGCAACTACGGATTTGAGTTCGCTACTGCCAGCATCAACTTCCTTACCGCCGGAAGTGAACGCGCCCGCCTGGACTCCTCTGGCCGCCTCTTAATTGGCACGTCTCTTGCGTATAGCTCCGCTGATAATTTTGTTGTTCAGAAAACTGACGCTAGTGCTCGAATTGGTCTTCAACGTTCAGAAAGCGGCGAAGTAACAGCAGGCGCAGAACTGGGCGCAATTTCTTTTTATAGCAATGATGGCGACGTAAATCCTTCTGCAAGAATCTCCGCAGAAGCCGATTTGGATCACGCGATAGGAGATAAACCAGGACGCCTAATTTTCTCCACTACTGCGGATGGGGCGTCTTCTCCGACGGAGCGGATGAGGATTCAACAAAATGGAACAGTCCTAATAGGAAAAACTTCGGACACATTTGGTGCCGTTGGTACGCGGATTAACGCCAACGGTGTGATGACTATAACCGCCGTAAGCAACGAATTAGCAAACTTTAATCGTCTTACAACTGACGGAGTATTACTGTATTTTACCCAGGACAGCGCTACTGAAGGTTCAATTTCGGTTTCTGGTTCCACCGTTTCCTACAACGGTGCTCACCTAAGCCGCTGGTCACAACTTCCTTCTGGCGCCGAACGCACTGAGATCCTGCGCGGCACCGTGCTCTCCAACATCGACGAGATGTGCGAGTGGGGCGAAGAAGAAAACGAACAGCTCAACCGCATGAAGGTGAGTGATATCGAAGGCGACAAAAATGTGTCCGGTGTGTTCCAAGCTTGGGACGATGACGACGACACCTATACCAACGACTTCTACTGCGCGATGACGGGTGACTTCATCATTCGCATTGCTCAGGGTGTCACGGTTGAACGCGGTAATCTGCTGATGTCCGCTGGTGATGGCACTGCCAAACCCCAAGACGATGACATCATCCGCAGTAAGACCATCGCCAAAGTGACTTCAACTCACGTCAGCGAAACCTATGCCGATGGCAGCTATTGCGTGCCTTGTGTGCTCATGGCGTGCTGATTAGTCCTACTCACTAGGCGGGCAACCGGCCATTCCCAACAGGTTGCACCACCCTTAAGCTCACCAAGGATCTACTTCACCCATGGCTACTACCTACACCTGGAAGGTCGCAAACATGGAGCGGGAATCCGCTTCAGGCAAAGTTCTGACCGTCCACTACACGGTCAACGCTCTGTCCGATCAGGTTGACCCCAACAGCGAATCCGGCGGCTTCTTCTCTGCTGGTGCTTACGGCTCCCTCGGCTTTGACGGCGACGTGAGCGTCGAGTTTGACGAACTCACCGAAGACGTTGTGATCGGCTGGGTGCAAGATCAGTTTGGTGCCGAAAAGGTTGCCGAAATTGAGGCTGCGCTCCAAGCCCAGATCGACGAAAAGGCTGCACCGACTAAGGCTGCCGGAGTGCCCTGGTAATGGCGGTCAAGTCGAAGACTGCACTGGGGCGGATTGACCACCGCCCTGGAAAGCCTAAGAAAACCCGTCAAGGTGCGGGTCAACACTCAAAAGCCAGCCACGGTAGGAAGAAGTATCGCGGCCAAGGTAGATAGGTGGATCAGCACACCCGCGACAACTGGCACAAGATCAAACGAGTGCTGGAAGAAGCGGGTAAGACCGATTCATTTTTCTACCGTCGGGCGGTGGCCATCTGCCGTGGCGGAAGGGATCCGTTTGAGGATCCACTTGATAAACCGGCCACGTAGACAACGTCGGTAAACTTTCGGGGATGTTGTGTTACAACACCTCAAATGTTTAAGACTGCTTCTGCTGCTCTCGCCTGCGTGGCACTGGGTGCCGCCTTCGTGCCTGCAGCCAAAGCTGATGGTTTCTACGTGAACCCCGAGTACAACCTCGGCTTCGCTGGTAACCAGACCGCTGGCGGTGGTGCGATTGACGCCCACGTTGGTTACGAGGCTGGCCCTTGGTACATCCAAGGCGGTCCTCAAATCGTGTTCCCCGAGGGTGGCGAAACCGACTATCAGTTCTCTGCCAAGACCGGCCTGAGCGCTGATGTCACCAAGGACGGCAAGCTCGGCATCTACACCGAAGTGAGCATGGCCACTGGCGACAAAAGCAACAGCTACGGCCTCAAGCTCGGCTCCAAGTACAAGTTCTGATCGAGCGCATGGCCCGTTTCGGCGGGCTTTCGATCAACTCATCGTCACCCGCAACTACCTGTCAGCTTTCTGGCGGGTAGTTGTTTTTCCATGTCTAAGCAACCCCGACAACTGGGAGTATTGCTGGCCACCTGACTGGCTGGTGCCCTATGTGCAGGATGCCTTCGAGTTCCTTACAGTCGAGCCATACGCCAACGAAAAGGCAATCCTCAATGCGAAAGATCATTGACTTGATGGCCATCACCGGCTTTCTGCTGAGTGGCTCGATGACCGCAGCACTGGTGATTTCCTACTTCCAATTCGACAGCTACATGAACAAGAGCATGGAGCGCATTGGTGGCAAGGTGACCGAGCACATCGAGGCCGAGCTTGAGGGCAAGATCAAGGACGCCATGCCGAAGATGCCCGAGGTGACTGGACCCGCACTGCCCTTCTGATGCCCGAGATCCCCGAGATCCGCATCCCCCAAATCCGCGAGATACCCATAAATACACTGCCCACGGCTCCACCAATCACGCTGGAGCTGGGGCAACCGATTATCGAGATGCCTGGCTGCGTGCCAGTGCACCCGGACGCCAAGCTGAACCCCAGCCTTCTGCAGGATGACCCGGGAAGGACTGGAGCATTTTGTCCGCACGGTCAGGTGCCATCGTTCAATCCGATGGACTTTTCGCCGCATGAATATGTACGTACATCACCCGTACAACCGAGGGCCAAAGATTCCGAGGACAAGGAATCCCCTGCCCCTAACGTCCCTGCAGTCCCGCGACTACCTGAATCAGATGCGCCGATACCTAAGGGAACGGAGGTTCCAGCGCTACCAAAACCGCTACTCGAAAAAGTGGTGGATGGGCTTCCGCCCGTTGAGATGGTGGTCACGACGACCACGATCGCCCTGGTGGCTTCCACTGCTGCTCTGGTGGCAAAACCAGCAGGAGAACTGATTCTCAAGCTGATCAAGCCAACCGTTAAGAAGGTGGTGAAAAAGGCTGCACAGGTAAGGGGCGTGCCTTTGAAGGTTGACTCTGTGTGGGAGCGGCGGCTGGCTCAGCGGGACCGGAATCGGGCGATACGCGCTTTGCGTCGGGCATTGAAACCGTAATTTTGTGGCGATGGGGCAGCACCTGCCCGGGCTTCGGCACCAGCACTACATCCGAGCAAACAGCGTAGAACTTCGATCTCGGGTGAAAACTGATCCCCTTCTGGGCCAGTTCACCACAGTGCCGCAAGCGAGATAGCTCAAAATCCAGCCGTTTGTTTGCCAGCAGCTGGCGCTGGAGCGCAGTGTGGGTATCGGCGGAAGCCTTACATCTTTCCTGCAGACCACCGTCCAAAGGAATTGATACGGTGGCGCTGATGCCGAAGTTCAAGGCGTGGTTATTTTTCTGACCGCTCGGGACCTCTTGGTAATAGAGGATATTTCCTGGGTTGTCCGGTACGCCGTTTTCATCATCGTCGGTGGGATCGTAATACGGAGTACGGACTGTCGAGCTGTACGGCAGAGCGTACGAATTGCTCTTGGTTACGAACGGCGAGATGTTGAGGGTGGGACCTTGGCACGAAATGCCAGGCCCATACGCATTGGTCGGATAAGGACCCGTGAGCATCTGAATAGCCTGGTTCGTAACGGAACCCGTGCTGTTTGCAACTGGATTCGCCGTTGCATTCGCCTGTGCAAGAACCGACTGGGGCAGAAGCGTTAAGGCCCAAATACCGAGACCGTATCGGTAACACTTTCGACGATGGTTGTCCGAGTGATTTCGGTCACGGCTTCTAGTCCCGGCCCGGTGTAGCTCTCGACGAACTGGAACGAACCACCGGGATTGACGATTGACCATGTGGGTTTGTTTTGTAGTTCAAGGCCCGTCCAACTCGACGAAACCCCATCAACGGTTTGGGTTTGAGTAGCCCCAGCGCCCGGCACCAGGCTGGAGCCCGAGTGGTGAACGTTGGTGCCTGAAGCGCTGTAGGTGTAGCCAGTGCCGAAGTTGACGCTGCGGATCTGCTCGTTGATCTGCGTGGTGCTTTCAGTCCGACTGGTCATTGTGCCAGTGCGGAAATTAGGCACAACTGGCACAGCAACCGCCGGACCCGCCAATAGCAGCAGAACAGCTACCCACCGCATCAGTCGATCTTGATCTCGGTGACCATCTGACCAACTGCACTGGTTCCAGCACCACCAGCGGTCAGGCTGATGACGTGATCACTGGCGATGGAACCATCAAGCAGACCCGCGACACCCCCTGCTGTTGTCGTCGTATTGCCCAGCATCGGAAGCGATCCAGCAACTCCTGAAGTGACGGTGGTAGCGGAGGGGGTGGCATCACCTTCGGTGAATGCTTCGGTGAAGGAAAAGGCATCCCCTGCAGTGGTCACGCTGTAAGCAGCTGGCGTATAACCAACCGCAGACCCAGCACTCAAAGAGCCAAGTCCACCGGCTGTATCCAAGGTGATGTTGTTTCCGGTTACCGAATAGCTGGAGCCAATGCGAGTAGCAGCACTGGCAGCAGCATCAACAGTGAGAGAAACGCTGGATTGAATCCTGTGTGTGAGGTCTGCTTTAGCTGGAGCAGCGGCTAGTACAAGCGCTGCCAGAATCAGTACCGATTTCATGGCTTGACCTTTTGGCTTTGCTCAAGGCTAGGGTCTTCCTTCTTTTTCTGGCCGTTGTTTGCCTTACCTACGGAAACACCGAAGGAAGCCATCGTGCCAGTGAGAAGGGAGGCTGGAAACGTTGGATCCATTGCTTTTACGTAGCCCAAATAGTTGAGGGAAAGCATTGCGATGGACCAGCTCAACACCGCTAGTCGAACGAAATCGGCAAGCGGCGTATGGTTTCCATCGTCCGCTGATTTTTCGTCGTTAGCTGCCATGATGCTCGTGTACTGGTGCGGCCAATGATTGAGATTTTGGCAGCCGTAACGGGCGCCTCGATAACGGTAGCGGCAGTCGGATTTGGCAACTACAGCCGACGCGCATCCGAGAGTCGAGATGCAGTGGTGCGTCTAACTTCGGCGGTGGAGAACGTGGCCACCCGACTGAACATGATGCACACGGATATGAAAAGCCGGGACACGGAAGTATTCAGTCGTCTGCGCGACCTCGAAGCAGCAGTCGCACGCCTGGAAGGTACTAAAGAAGCACACTAGAATCCGACTGCCATCAGCTCATGATCTTTGCCCTAACGCTGGCTATGGCTTTCAAACTCCAAGATTTTTTCAATCACTACACGGGCGCTCCGCACCAGCTCGCCGCAATCCAACAACTCCAAGAGGATTTACCCCCTGACCTAAAGGATCGAGACTCTGCCTGGTTCGAGATCTGGCGAGCCGGCGGCAAGGTGCTGTGGGTTCCAGTCCCGTATTTCCACCAGCTGGATCTCAAAAACGGCCACCGCAAGTGCTTTACGGCTGCGATTGCGATGATTGCCGCCGACTTCATGCGGGTTGATACCGCCCAGCAATACGACGAGATCCGCCGAAAGTACGGCGACACCACCGAAGTTGCCGCCCACCTCAAAGCACTGGACGAGCTGGGGCTACACGCCGAGTTCGTGCAAAACGCCACCCCGGACTTGATCGAAGCAGAAATTGACGCAGGCCGAGCCGTTGCTGTTGGTTGGCTACACCGGGGAGACGTAGAGCGCGGCGAACAACCAACCGGCCCTGGGCACTGGAGCGTCATCATCGGCTACACCAAAACGATGTTTGTCGCCAAAGACCCTCGCGGCAAACCGGACTTGGTGCACGGCGGCCACGAGAATCACTATGAAGGTGAATACACCTACTACCCTCGAAAGCAGTGGCTCCCCCGATGGGAAGCGGAAGGCCCTGGCACTGGGTGGGCCATTTTGATCGACGACAACCCCTCCCGAATTTTCTACGAGAAATGACTGTTGTTCACAGCGACGACATGGGCGACGGCTTTCTGCTGGAGCAAATCGAGAACGACAAGGGAGAGATTTACTACCGCGCCTGCAAGGACAGCATCTGCCGCTACGCGGAAGACGAGTACATCGCCCGCATGTACCTTGAGGGAATGGGCTGGAAACCTTAGACCGCTAAGTCTTCGGTAATCCAGTAGGCGATTGCGATCTCGCGGTCGCGGCTCCAGAACTTCTGGTTGCGATACCAGTCAATCCAATCATGGGCTGACTTGGAGATGTTGCAGGCAAAGCAACAGGCAACAAGGTTTGCCTGGCACGTATGACCACCGCGCATCTTGGGGTGCACGTGGTCGAGAGTTGCGGATCGTCCCAGATCATTCCCGCAGTAGGCGCAGCAGTGGTCCCAGCTGCTGAGGATGTCTTGACGAAATTTTTTCTTGGCTTGTTTTTTGCTTAAGTATTCACCACCGCAGATGTGATGATCCATACCCAGCTGTCGCTACCTGGACGGTAGCCGTAGAAACTATTACGCACTGGAAAACTCTCTGTAGAAGCTTTAGTCTTTAACAAGATTGCACTTATGCATGGACCCCACCACTGCTGCAGCTGTCGCCATCGCAATCGCAGCTGGATCTGAGATTATTGGGATGCTCCCAATCAAGGACAACAGTTGGGTACAGCTGGTTCTCCGAGTTCTCCAGGTGGTCTTCCCCTCGAAGAAGAAGGAGCAGTAGATGTGAGGCCGCTCGAACAGTCGCTCCAATCTCAATTCCGCCAAGCCGCCAACGACAAGTGGCTTCGTGCGAAATACGAGGAGGGCGACTACACCGGCCTGCTTGAAGCAGCACTGGCGCTGAATGCGCTGTGCGAGATGGAAAAAACAAAATCGACCTGGGCTATCGGCGAAGCCGCCGACAACCTGGCCGATCAATTTGGGCTAGACCGGGACTCAGCCTAGTTTCTGCAGGGTGTACTTCTGGTACAGCCCGGTGTATGTCCCATGCAGGGGATGGCTCACCTGATCGCGGCCATCCTTGAGGAACAGCTGGTCGAGGTAGTCAGCCCGCGCTTTTTCTGCTGCGGCCTTGGTGAAGTTGAGCTTGGGAGGAGGCGTCATTTGTTGTCGGCAGTTTTCTTCCGGTTGGCAGCCGCCACGCTGGGGCTAGTCCGGGAACGAGCCAGCTTAGGTTTCTTCGCCGTCTGCGGGGGAACGTCTACCCGGCAACCGGGGTAACGATTTTCGGCAAACAGGATTGCCTGCTGAAGCGACTCTGCCCGAATCAAATCCCGCATGGCACCTTGACCGGCAAGCCAGATCTGCAGCTCGAACAGCTGTGCCCGCTCTGCACTGGTGCGCGAGCGACCTTCACCGAGCCGCTGGGACTTTTCAAATTCTTCCTGCCACTGCAGGACACCGTTTTTCATCATCGGTAAGACGGTTCAGTAACGCTACAAATTGAGATCGGGTTGGTGGTGCACTGCTGGATGCTGTGAGCAGCCTGCACTGCCCGCTCGTACGTAGGCCAGCTGGAGGCATCCTCCTCAATCGAGGTGAGCTGGAGCCCTTGATCTGGTCCGAAGATTGCCATGACCCAACGGTCGCTGACTTTGACTGCGTAGCGGGTCACGATGGACTACTGTAGGAGCCTAGAGATTTTACTTTGAATTTCTAGGTTCCAGTCGGCTTATTACTGAGTCTCGTGATTCTCTTCACTCTTGCGGCTTCTTCTCTTGCTTGGAGCGCAGCCGCCCTTCTACCCGTCGCCGAACAGATTCATTCCATTTCTCAACGTCGGCCTCTTCAGCAATTTTGTAAATTTCCGGCATCTCTTGTTGAAGTGCACCATATACATACTCCCGCAGAAGAGCCGTCACCTTCTTTCCCTGCTTATCGGCGAGGGTCTCAGCCAATTTGTACCGATTGGCATCCAGAAGTAACTGGCAATAAATTTTCGACCCGTGTCTGAGGGGCATGGCTAACGATCTACTCTGCTACACAGTAGCATACTGTGTCGCAGTAGTCCTACCAGCGCACATCGCTGTCCACACGCTTCCTCCAGGCATTGGACTGGGCCACCCGAGCCCCACCCCTCTGCTTGGAGCAGCCCTTTCGGATACCCCGCGCCCACTCCAAAAAAGCAGCGGCCCGCTGTAAATCAGCAGTCCGCGCCATCCGAATCTCTTTATTCAGCCACTCCAGGACAATTTGTCTGCCAGTGCGACTCATAGGTCCAGCACATTTTTAATGGCGACGATGGTGTGTTCCGGGTAGACGCGCTGCGTGTACGTACGTGCGCCGTACACATCTGGCGCCTCCATAAAGATATTTTCAGTGGCCCCATGCTTTGGCCAGATCGTCACTCGATACTGGTTGAGCTTGATTGGGTTGTCGGGCGTGGAGCCAACCTTACCTGTCACTTTGCCTGATCCCAGCTATCCCCGACGTTAGCTTCGGCGAGAGGCGGAATCTCACCCAACCACCGCGCTTCGCATTCCTCCATCACGGCTTGCAGCTGGTGCGCCCAGGTTTCAGCGTGCTGTTCTTTTACGAGCAGGATGATCTCGTCATGCACCACGCCGGCCAAGCGCACCGTATCTTCCCCGTCGGCGTTAAGTAACGGCCACAGCTTGCTGAGAGTGAGCTTGAGAACTGCTGCACCCGCACCTTGGATGGGGGTGTTGCAGCGCGTGGTGAGCTTGTTGTTCTCGCCCGGTAAAAACCGCCGCAATTCCGAGATGCGTATGCGGATAGATGGATTCCCCTTAGCCGCATCAGCAGCGCGAGCATTGTCGTGCTGCCATTTGGAGATGCCTTGATAAGCAGCGTGGAACTTCCGCCGGACCTCAGCCGCCTCATCAAGATCCATCTTGATACCCGTCTGCGCCGCGTAATTCCTGAGTCCTTTCGCTCCACTTCCGTACAAGAGTCCAAAATTCGCCGACTTACTGACCTGCCTCTGCTCCTTCGTGACCTCATCCTCTGCGACCCCATAGATCTGCGTAGCAGTAATCGTATGAAGGTCCTTTCCCTGCTGGAACACTTCTGTCATTAAAGGATCCTTTGCTTCTGCAGCAGCCAGTCGCAGCTCCATCTGCCCGTAGTCAGCCACCACCAACTTCCACCCAGCTGGAGCCTGAACACACGCCCGAAACCGCTTGTCCCTCGGTATCTGCTGCAAGTTGGGACTCATGCAACTCATCCTGCCGGTGTCAGCCCCCATCTGCAGATAGCTGGCGCGAATGAACCCGTCCTTGCTGAGGTTCTTGAGCAGGGTCTCCGCCATCTGCCGCCGCTTCTCCACCCGCTTCCACCGCAAGTAGTCCGCAATCACCACGTGATCCCCGACGTATTCCTGCAGCGCCGACTTGCTGGCACTCTTCTTCCCGGACTTCATATCGACTGGCGCTTCGCCAAGCAACGCAGTGAATTTCTTTAGAAGTTGGACAGGACTATTAAGGTTGAACACCTCCGGGTCAGCTTTTTTCCCTTTTTGTCCCGGTTTTGTCTGGTACTTAATCGTCCCATCTTCAGCGCGGAAAAGCTTTTCACTTTCCGGCAGAGCAGCATCGAAATCCTCAATGAACTTAGTGCCGATTTCGTTGTGCTCAATGTCCAGATCTTCGATCAGCTGGCGCAGTGACTTCTCATCAAACGGAAGCCCGGTGCGCCAAAGCTGTGCCATCGCCGGCAAGGCAGAACACTCAAGACTCCACGCCCGGTACAGGCGCCCAGTCGCCATCCGCTGCTGAACCTGCTCATACAACTCCAGCAGAACGAGTACATCTGTCGCCGCGTATTCCAGCTGGCTCGTTGTCAGCTGCTGGGACCAATCGCTGGCCTGCTCTTCCTTCGAGATCTCCTTTTTGAGATAACGATGGACGACATGTTTGAGACCGTTCTTTATATTCGGCATTCCGTTTGTCAGGATCCGGCTGGCCAGCATGGTGCACAACACTGTGCCCTGTGGATATACCTCATGCTCCTGCAACCAGCCGAGGTCAAACACAGCATTGTGCGCAATCCACGTGCGCTCAACCTGAAAAAAGTCGTCCAGTTCGATCTCGTCTTCGGGCTCCAGTGCCCACATGTCGATGACAACTGGATCCTGACCAGGCGTGGCCAGCTGGAGCAACCGCAATCCCCCGATGACGGGCTGGAGCCCTGTGGTCTCAACGTCAAACGCAACGAGATCTGCGTTGTCGAGCGTGTGAAGATGCTCGATGCCTTGGAGAATGCGCACGCCTGGTAGGGCTAACTTGCGGTCTACTCTAGCACACTAATAGACTCCCGAGCTGGGCAGTCCTCGGCATAAACGGAACCAGCTTCCGGGATCCCAAGCAGGCACTTGTTTTCCCAGTGCACGCAGTTCCGGCAGCTGGCGCCACCATCCAGCCTGGCGTATTTACGCATCATCACCTCGCGCTTCATCTCCACCCGCCCAGCTGGAGTTTTGTTGTAGCACTTACAGCAATAGATCGGGTTGCGAGTGTTCTTCCCGCAGCTGTAGCAAAGTCGCTCATTGATGTTCAGTGAGATTTGAGTCATGAGAAGTGAACGTCAGATGCATTTTTTGTTAATCGGAGCCCCCAGTGTGGGGCGTGCTGAACTGCAAATTTTGGAACGATTGACTCCAGCGAAAAGAAGAACTCTTCACAGGCGAGACACTTACGTTTCCGCAGCTTTTGTTTGTCTGTGTTGTTGCGCGTCAGCACAACACGAGTCTGCTGGCTCGCAGCACCACAGTTAGGGCACTTCATCTAACCAGCTCCATGCATACCCGTTGCAGATACGCCAGGCGTGTTTCTCATCAACATCAAACTCGCTGGCCAGCTGTCGATACGACAACCCCTCTTTTCTGAGCCGGCGCATTTTCTGTACCAGTTCAGGTGTGAGTAGTGCAGCGATGTTTTCTTCGCCGCGTTTGAATTTGACTCCAGGTGGCATTTGTTTAGTCATTCCAGTGACGGATTACTCCTGCACAGATGAAAAGGTTTGTGGTCATGTAGGCGCTAAGGATAAAAAGACGCACCAGTGCAACCTGATCAGCGATCCGATTGTGCTGGTGCGCTTTTTCACCGACAGCGAGGGCGAGGACTCGCCACCAGTGCCTCATTTTTCGACGTAAGCCTCCGCAGCCATGCGGTTGATGAGGCGGTTCAAGTACCACTGCGCCTTGCGGGCATCTTCGTACGGGTCATTTTTTAACCACATACGACTGAGGTACTTGATAACCTGCCATTGAAGGCCCCCAAGCACTGGATCGGGCGCGGCCTTCACCCAGTCTTCGAGCACATCAATCACCTCCGTCTTCCCAGCTGTGTAGTGGGCGGGGTGATTCACGGAATCCACGGTGGTCAGTCGAAATTCGTTCATCCTTTAGAAGCCTGAACTTGTTGATCGCCCTGGTAGCGCCCGGTCTGTGAATAGTCCTTATTCGGGAAGGCCATCTTGTGGAACACAATCTGCCCAATCCGCATCCCCGGCCAGATCGGCACAGGGTGAAGTACACGAGCATTCACGAGTTCGAGCGTCAGGCGGCCCTCAAAGCCCGGGTCGATGTACCCGGCCATGAGGTGTTCGATCCCCTCACGGGCACGACTCGACTTAAGCGCCAGCTGTCCCGCCGTGCTGCTTGGGAGAGCGAATCGCTCCAGCGTTTCCGCCAGTACGAACTCGCGTGGCTGGAGCATGAACGGCGCTTCCTGCGTGAACCCGGCGATCGAGAAGGGTTGTAGCTCGGAAACCTGCTTGTCCTCGATGAGGAGGTTCTCGCCAAGCCTCACGTCCAGGCTGGCCGGATTGACCAGCTCTGGATCGTAAGGATGGACCAAACCCCGTCTAGCGAGACAAACAATCTCGTAGTCGGGAAGGATCATGCCTCGACGGAAGCGGGCGCGTGATCCTGGTTGAGCTGCACGTGTGCCCAGCTGTTGCCGTACTTGATGCCGTAGATGGTGGTCACATGGACCCCAAACTGTTTAGCAATCTGCGAAGCAGGTCGATCACCAGCAGCCAGCTGGCGCTTGATCTCAATGACCTTGGTTTCATTCAGCGCTCCACGGCGACCACGACGGGCACGGCGGGTGGTTTTGGGCTTGGCCTCGGCAGCCGCCTTAGGAGCGGCGGCACTAGCAGGCTTGGAATCCAAAGAGACACTGACGGACCCGCCAAGAATTGACTGGAGCTTGCTGAGAGTTTGAGTCAGTTCCTTGTGCTGTGAATCAGAAAGGATGTGCATTTGCATGGGATGGAGCGTGAGCAGTGTAGTAGGAGAAGAACTCAGTTATCGAGTTCCAGCCGAATTGCAGCTTGAAAGTAACCTGCCACTTTGATGCGGCGGTACTCACCACCAGCTGCTTCGGACTGTTTGTCCTCAATTTGGTCGTAGCGGAAGCGGGCTTCATTGAGGGCAGCGAGCGTATCCACATTGAGCATGTGCAGCTCGTCAGTGGAGAGCTTCTTCAGCTCATGTAGGTAGATCGTCCGATTCAGCAGGTAAGACCTGTAGAACGGCGCGTCGTTCAGTTCAGTCATGCAGAAAGATTTGGATCCTGCTGCTTCAGCGAGTCGAGACTCGGCAGTTGCAGTTTGAGAATCTCGGTAATCGCGAGCTTTGCCAGGGTAGGAGATGCGACCGAATCGCTTGTGGCAAAGACGTACATCAGGTGGCGATAAAGCTGGGTCAGGGTGCGGACCTTGACCCAGTGGGTGTCGCCAGGGATGGGCTCAGTGCCGTATTCCCAGTCGTCGTAATCGCCGGAGTTACGAAGCTCCCGCGCCTCACTCGTCTGGATCAACCGGTGACCAGTCGTCAACGCGGTCGGCGATGAGCTTTCGGAGGAGTGCATCGGTCGCCGGGATCAGATCTTCATCCGAAAGGTAGAAGGAGCCTCGGCACAGGGCAGGTCCCCACTCCGGCGGGTCGAGGAGCGTTTGCTGGCGGACCAGCACCATTTCATCAACAAAAGCAGTGACGCGGAGGAGGCCATCGGGATCAAATTCAAGGCTGTCAATTTCAAGAACCTGGCTCACTTGCTTTCCTCCACGGCAGTCTGGTCAACAGCAAGGGAAGCCAGCCACTCGTCCCAGCTCATCTTCAGAAACATCTCCAAGTCTTCAAGGTCCTGAAGCTTGTCGATGTAGAAGGCGGGGTTGATGAAGCCGTTGCCCTCCAGTTCGGTGATCTTCTGCTGGAGCACGGCTTTGCTGGCGAGGACGGCGTAGTACCAGCGACTGAGGTTGAGGCTGTTGGTCTTGATCGAGTAGTCCATTTAATTGAATGAAAAAAGCAGGCCATCGCTGACCTGCCTGAAGTGTTACACAGAAGAGCTGTGCAGTCAAGCCCTAAATCGGGTAGGTTGGCGGCTCGAAATTTCTATTGAGGAATCTCGAAGCGTCCGCCGACGGCAGGCGACGGTGAGGGGAGGACTGCTCCGGCAAGCTCCCCACCTGCCTCACTCATGAACGTCAAGGTCAACGGGCTGGTACTGGGTCAGTACGCACACGTCAGCCCCTTGCCGCAGAGCGGTGCCCACCACGTAGCTGAACTGCGCTTGGGCATCGGGGCATTCCTCGATCTGGTACTCCTCGACCTCGCTGGCGTGCCCGTTCCCCTTCAGCCACTCAATCCGAACCACCGCCATCAACTCGGTGGGGATGTCACCGATGGTGTAGGCGAGGACCGGCTTACGGAATGGCTTGGGGGGAGTCGGTTCAGGTTTCGCCACGGGATCCCTCCAAAGCAACCGGGCCAGAATTCTCACTGGCCATAGGAAAAAGGTAGGCGCGATTAGGCGAACCATCAGTTCCAGAAGTCCGAAGCGTCCTGCTGGAGCTTGTTCAGCTGATCGGGCGTGCGTTCTTCCCTTGGGGATATATCCAAATCCTGTCCCACTGAGGCAGAACCCTTGGCAGCACTGGCTTTAGCAGTGGGACAAGGTTTGGGGGTGTCCCACTGGTCTCGCAGCGTTTTGGCCGCCGCATCAACCATCCCAGGATTTTCCCGTTCCAGTCGTTCTGACCAGTGGGACACCGCATCCCCCTGTCCCACTGGGGATTCCAGTTCCTGACTGGGTTTTCCCTCAGTGGGACACTTATTCACACACATATCACGCGAGAGCACAGCTCGGTAGGTCTTGGCTGGAGAACCACCCTTGGAGCCCTGCTTGGAATCAACAGCCTCAATCAGCCCACGTGAGACAAGACGCTGGAGCCCCTTGCGGATGCCGGCCACGCTTCCACCGCACAACGGATCAGCAGCCAGCTCAGGACGGCTCAGAGCGCGGGGATAGGCCGAGCGCAGGCGGTTGAGCACCCGATCCACCACCGATGCCGGGCTGGCGCTGTCTTGGTCCACCTCGACGTAGTCCGCCAGCGAGAACGTCAGGTCCTCCTCCAGCTTCATCAGCAGCTTGGTGCCATCACGGCCAGCCCTGGACTTCTCCACGGAGATCAGACGAGCGTTGGAGCCCACCCGCTCAAGCTGTTTTTTGTCAGGCCGCCGCAGCCCCCACACCTCATCAACAGCGTCCCGGATTGCGGTGGTGCCCCGGAAGCCGCCGGTTTTGTTGGCGTGGTGGATCAGCAGGATCGTGCAGGCATCGAAGGTCCTGCCGTTGTTGTTGGCCAGCCAGTAGATGGGGCTAGCGAACTCTTTCTTGTTCTCGTCGAACGCCGAGCCCCGGCTACAGCCAGTGATCGAGTCAATGACCACCAGCTTGGGCTTGTGCTTTTTGATGAGCTTGATGAAGCGGAAGTACCAGTTCAGGTCCCAGCCCATCTGCACGTGCACTGGATCGGAGTCGGTGAACTCCAGGTCGCGCATCTGCTGCTGAACCTGCACCTCGCTCTGGTCACCGTTGAGGATCAGCACCGGACCCTGCTGCACTGGAACGAGATCACCCCGGACGTTGAAGGGCAGGCCACGGGCCACATGCTTAGCGATGGTCCAAGCGGACATGGATTTGCCATCACCACCAGCGCCGTGGACCATCACGACACCCGGGCAGGGCAGCAGATCAGGGATCAAGTATTCAAATTTGAGGTCTTTGCTGAGCAACGTTTCGAGGCTCAT